GGTCCAAAGATATTTGAAATCTTTAAGGACGGCAAATTAATTGACCAAAATGCAAAGTCCAAAGACTACCAAGAAATGCTTGAACAGAGCATTCTTGGATTTAGTTATGCAGCATTTAAGCAAGTAGTCATTCTTGGTAAGAGTTCATTCATACCATTCATGCAACTTACCCCAGCAGAGAGAAGAAAGATCATCGAAGGTCTTTTGGATCTTGACATCATTGCAGCCATGGGATCTGTTGTTAAGTGCAAACTTTCCGATCTAAAGACTGAACTACACACAAACGAAAGTTTGCTGAAGATTGCAAAGGAAAAACTCAAGTCTCAGAATGAGATCTTGAAAGAAGTCAAGCAAAACTATATTGATCTTGTTGATAAGAACAATAAGAAAAAAGAAGAACTTATTGGCAAGGAGAAAGAAATTGCAGATCAATATAAACAAAAGACCGATGCCGTTCAGTTGGTAAAAAATCAAATTTTAGCAACCGAGAAGGAAATACAAAAATTAAAAAATATTGTTGCCATTGAAAACAAAATGCGCGTACAATATGAAACTCTTTCCGAAGAAATTGCAAATACGGAAGCACAACAGTCCTGCACATGCTGTGGCCAGGATTTGTCTGAATCCGCTAAATGCAAGATCCTTGGGGATAAATATAATAAGCGTGATGAATTTTTAACAGCGTTGGACGAGATCGCTATCAAGGTAAAGGACCTTACGGAGATAGAATCCAAGCGAGATGAACTGCAGTCGGCGCTGAAACGGGAAACCGTTGATCAAAGTGTTCTTCAAAAAGAAAAACAAATCCTCCAGAATCGTATTGACGAGATAACCGAGGAAGTGGAAGAATTGGAGAAGAAACACTTGGATAATAATGAAATCTATGATAGAATCAAACTCACAGAGCAGGATATCCGCGATAAGACGGAAATTTTTGAGAAGGCAGTCAAGGAGCAGATTCATTATGATGTTGTTTATGATCTCTTGCGTGATAGTGGCCTAAAGAGCAAGATTATCAAGCACTATGTGCCTATCATCAATAACTACGTCAACAAGTATTTGGAAAAGCTGAATCTGTATGTTGATTTTAATTTAAATGAAGAATTCAAGGAAACAATTAAGTCTCGTTATAGAGATGAGTTCTCTTATTCTTCCTTCTCAGAAGGCGAGAAGCAACGGATTGATTTGGCAATTCTTCTCACATGGCGAGAGATTGCCAAGATGAAGAACAGTTTAAATTGCAATCTTCTCATCTTTGATGAAATTCTAGACTCGTCTTTGGATGGAACAGGAACAGAAACATTCCTTAAAATGCTTTCAAAGATGAAATCTAAGTGTTCGGTGTTTATTATATCACATAAAAGTGATCAATTGATTGATAAATTTGACCAAGGAATTCAAGTAGAAAAGAAAAACAACTTTTCAAAGATTAAAAATGTTTAACGGTATGAGACTATGAACGAAGAAAATTTTCAAAAGTTTACTAACAAATCAAAGAATAATAAGTTCCGTGGAGCCAATGGACGCAAGCGCAATAAAAGAGAAATGCGTAATGCTAGGTACACAGGAAAACAGATAATTAATGACTTGATTAATGATGGTGACTCCGGGTATAATAGGCAAAATGATGACAAAAACTAAAATGAAACTGTCGCGCAACACACTGAACATTCTGAAGAATCTGGCTTCTATCAATTCAAATCTACTGATCAAGCCGGGTAACGTAATCAAGACAAAGTCTCCCAGCAACTGCGTTTTTGTTGAGGCCAAGGTAGATGAGGATTTCCCCGTTGAAGTCGCCATCTGGGATCTTGGTCAGCTGCTTGGCGTTGTGAGTTTGTTCAACGAGCCAGAGTTTGAGTTTGACGATAACTTTGTTAACATCCAGTCGAACAATTCTTCTGTTAAGTACATGTACTCCGCCCCATCCCTCCTGACGGTTCCCACTAAGAATCTCACTATGCCCGAGGTCAAGTATGAGTTTGAACTGACTCAAGATACATTCCAAGAGATCTCCAAGGCTGCTTCTGTTCTTCAGGTCAGCGATCTTGAGATTCGTGGAGAGGATGGAGTTGTTCGACTGATTGTATCCAAGAAGACCGATCCGACCAGCAACTCCTATAGCGTTGAAGTTGGAGAGACTGATGGAGAATTCTCATACTCGTTGGACATGGCCAATCTGCGCCTTCTTCCCGGCGACTATATGGTATCTCTTACCGATACTGTTGTCAGTCGTTTCTCTCACAATAGCATGAGTCTGAACTACTACGTTGCTGTAGAGAAGAACTAATGAACACAGACATCAATGATTTGATTTGGGTCGAGAAGTATCGACCCAAGAAGATATCTGATTGCATTCTCTCAAATGATCTTAAAAAGACATTTGAGGGAATTGTCCAAACAGGCAAGATGCCCAATCTTATGCTTTCCGGGAAACCCGGTACAGGCAAGACCACGGTAGCCAGGGCTCTTTGCAATGAATTGGACATGGATTACATCATAATCAACTGCTCCGAGCAAAATGGTATCGATACCCTTCGTACCACGATTCGTTCGTTTGCATCTACTAAGTCTATTACTGGCAACAAAAAGGCCATCATCTTGGACGAGTTTGATTATGCAAATCCACAGTCCATGCAACCTGCCCTGAGAGGGGCCATGGAAGAGTTTGCTCCAAATTGCAGTTTCATTCTCACATGCAATTACAAAAGCAGAATCATCGATCCTCTTCACAGCCGTTGCACTGTAATTGATTTTGTGTTTTCTCCCGACGAGAGAGAAACATTTGCAAAGAAGATGATGACAAGATGCTTTTCCATCTTGGATGCAGAGGGCGTAAAATACAGTGCACCTGTAATTGCCAATCTGATCATCAAGCATTTCCCGGACTTCAGACGGGTGATCAATGAACTGCAGAGATATTCTTCTCATGGGTCCATAGATGTAGGAATTCTTTCTCAATCCGAAGATAGCAATATCAAGCAGATTGTATCTTACATGAAAGCAAAGGACTTTGGTTCATGCCGAAAGTGGATTTCTACCAGTGCAGAGACAGGATCTCCTGACTTTTTTCGCAAACTTTATGATGGGTTATATCTGGTGTTGAAGAAGTCTTCGGTTCCTGCTATGGTACTCATCGTAGCAGACTACCAATACAAAGCAGCATTTGTCGCAGATCAAGAGATCAATTCTATGGCTATGATCTGCCAACTTATGATGGAATGCGAGTTTGAGTGATGGAACTAAAAGATTTCTTAAACAGCATTAATACGACCAAAGAAAACTTGATGGATACAGACTCAAAGGTGGAGAGGCTGTATCCATCTTTTGTCGTAAACAAATGTCTATCGTATTTTCCAGATACCCTATTGGCAGTGAATCAACTCAATGCCATCTGTCATGCTGACAAGAAGATGCAGTATGACTATCTCATGAATTCTATTCGACCAAAGAAGCGATTTGCTCCTTGGGGAAAGAAGATAGAAGACCAAGATGTAGAGCTAGTTATGCAAGCTTTCAAAGTTTCCGAGAGAAAAGCCCTAGAAATGGTTGATCTTTTGACTCACGAAAAACTAGAAATAATTAGACAATCTCAATATACTGGCGGGCATAAATAATAATGCTTGTTAGGAGTTGATATGTTTAATAACGATGAATTGTTTAAGGGCGTTGGCGTCCCAGTAAAACTAAAGAAAAAAGAAAACTACCTTGTTATAAAAGAGACTTTGGAGCGAATAGGTGTTAGCCCAAAGAACAAAAAGGTGCTGTATCAGTCTTGTCACATTCTTCATAAGAATGAAAATTACATTATAGCCCATTTTAAAGAACTTTTTAAACTTGATAACCTTCAATCCGATGTTACAGAGGAAGATGTTTCCAGACGTAACACGGTTATTAAACTTTTAGAAGACTGGGATCTTATTGAAGTATTGGATCAAACCAAGACCGAAAAGAAGATGCCAATCAACGGACTAAAAATTCTTCGTTATGATGAAAGAGATGACTGGGATCTA